AGGTTGGTACCACCGACTTGGCGATGGCATGGCCGTGGTGAAAGTGATTGCAACACAATGACATTCGATCCGATGACGTGCGCGAAAAGCGTTGCGGCACAACCCCCCCGTCAGAAATGTTGGAGGTGGGGTGGGCAAGTCTCTTGACGAACGTCAGGACTTCTCCCCCCCCGAACGAATTGGTTGCGCGAAAGTTGTTGTGCTGCAATGACATCCAAATCTGAAAAGCGTTGTAACACAACGGATTTCAAGCCCGACGGTTTAGGCGAACGCGCTGCCGCATTATGGTCGGAGTTGATCGCCGAACGCGCGTCGGTGACGCGGCAGATTCTCGCCGGTGAGGCGTGCCGTCTGACCGACCGACTGGACCGGCTCGACGCAAAGAACGAGATGACCGAGGCTCGGCAAACCGCCGTGGTACTTCGCCAGATCTTGGGGCAATTAGCCGGCCAACAGGCAGAACTACCTGGAGGTTCGATTGCTGACGAAGTTGCGGCGCGGCGGGCTGCTCGGGAGTCAGGCGCCACGGGTTAGTTCGCTGCCCCCTGGTCCGCGGGATTTCACCGCAGGCGACGATGCGCTCGAGGTAGCCGACATCGCAGGCCGCGAGTGCATGGAGTGGCAGCGGTGGGCGGTGCGCGAGGGCATGGCCGCTAATCCGGTGACCGGCAACTGGGTTGCGTTCGAGGTCGCCTGGCTGGTCGCCCGCCAGAACGGCAAGAACGGCGGCATCGAGGTCGTTGAGCTGGGCTGGATGGTCAACGAGCCCGGCGTGTCGATCCTGCACACGGCGCATGAGTTCCAGACGGCGCTGGAGTCAATGGACAAGCTCGAGGCGCTAATCAGGTCGCACCCGCTGCTCGAGGACGAGATCCTGAGCGTCCGGTACGGCAACGGCAAAGAGTCGATCCGGCTGAAAAACGGGTCGATCATCCGGTTTCGCACCCGCACAAAGTCGGGTGGGCGTGGCTTCTCAGTGGACCGGCTGGTGATTGACGAGGCGATGATCTGGTCGCCGGCGTCGCAGGCCGCGATCATGCCACTGTTGACGACGGCGCAACGTCCGCAAATCTGGTATCTCGGGTCCGCTGCCGACGTGGATACGCACGAATACTGCGGCAAATGGGCATCCCTGCGACAGCGGGCGCTCGAGGGCGGCGACGCCGGGCTGATCTGGCTGGAGTGGTCGGCGCCCGATCCGCCTACCGACGAGTTCGAGCGGGCCCGGTGGCGCGAGGACCGCGAGAACTGGGCGTGCGCGAACCCCGGCATGGGCGAGCTGCTGACCGAGGACTACATCGAATCCGAGATGCGGGCGTTTCGCCGAGACCTCGACAAATGGGAGGTTGAGCGGCTCTCAGTCGGCCGCTGGCCGGCACTGGACGCCATCGTCTCCGAAATCCAGGGGTGGGACAGGATGCGAACCCCCAGCCCGCCGAAGCTGGTCAACAACCCGGCTATCGGCCTGCATCTGACCCGCGGCGTGTGGACTATCTGCGGGGCGCAGTACGCCGATACTGGCCTCGCCCATCTCGAGCTCGGGTATAGCCAGGCCGCCACCAGCGCCGAGGTGGTGCGCGCCGTCGTGGAATTGGTCGCCGCCTGGGATCCGGTCGCCGTCGCGATCAAAGGCCGCTCCGAGGCCGCCGCGATCGAGGCCGAGTTGATCAAGGCCGGTGTCGAGCCGGTGATGGTCAATGGCGGGGTGTGGGCGCAGTACTGCGGTGGGTTCCTCAATGCCGCGATGGGCGCCAAGCTCTCCCATTCGGGTCAGCCCAAGCTCGACGAGGCCACCGGGCGCGCGGTGCGCCGCGATATGCCGGCGGGCGACTTCGTCTGGGATGAAATGGCGGCGGGGATCTCGGCGGGCGCGCTGTTCTCGGTCACGTTGGCCCATGGCGCGCTCCTGGCGTTCGGCAATGAACACGCACGCAAGCCTGCGCCACCGATCTCAGGCGAATCGACGGTTTCCCACGATTTTGACGCGATGACAGCAGCGTTTTAAACGGCGGCGGAGCGCGGACTTTGACAGACGGCTCCAAATCCATCGGGCGCATAGAAGTCGAAGGACATTTCATCATCCCAAATAGATGCGTGAGCGTCGTTCTGGGCGATGTGACTGCCGCTGTGACCCGCGGCTCTAAAGCAAAGCCTGGGGCGATGGTCAAGCTCGGGGATCTTGTCTATCCAGGCGCGTTCACTCTCGCGAACACCCTCACACGAAGGGTATTCGGCACCGCATTCATCTAGGGGCATAGCCAGTTATTTTAGCCGAAAGGGGCGACAATTTGGCCACCAAGATTGCCGCCCCCAAGACTGAACAGGGCTACACCAACCCCTTTGCCGGGTTCGGCAACGGGTTCGGGATGTTCTTCGACGTCTTCGAGGACAATCCCGAGCTGCTGTGGCCCAATTCGGTGCGCACGTTCACCAAAATGGGCCGCGAGGACGCCCGCACGGCGTCAGTTCTGCGCGCGGTGGGCCTTCCGGTGCGCCGTACGCCGTGGCGGATCGACCCGAACGGCGCGAGCGACGAGGTAGTGGCGTTCGTCGCTACCGACATGGGCCTGCCGATCGTCGGAGCGGACGAAACAGCACCCAAGCCACGGATGACAGGCCGATTCTCCTGGCCGAAGCACCTCAAACAGGCGCTTTTGAGCCAGAAATTCGGCCATTCGCTGTTTGAGCGCACCTACATGATCGGCGCCGACGGACGCGCGCATCTAGGCAAGGTGTCGGCCCGGCCGGCCTCGACCATCGCCTACTGGAATGTGGCGCGCGACGGCGAGCTGCTGTCGGTGCAGCAGTGGCCCGCGGGCACGTTCTCGGGCTCCGGTGTGGTGCTGGTGGGCCCGACGAACGGCCCAGCCAGCCCGATGGGCGGCACTGAGATCACCTCTGACCGGCTTGTGGTGTACCTCAACGAGCCCGAGGACGGTATTCCGTTCGGTAACAGCCTGTTGCGGCCCGCGTTCAAGCACTGGCAACTCAAAGACAAGTTCATGCGCATCGAGGCCGCGGCCGCCGAGCGTAACGGCATCGGCGTGCCAGGCTTCACCGCCAGCGAGGCCGAATCCGAAGACACTGAGCGGCTCGCGCTCTACAGCCAGATGGCTCAGTCCTACCGCGGCGGCCAGAATGCGGGCTTCTCGATACCCAACGGCGCCACGTTCAAGCTCTACGGCGTCGAGGGCAACACCACCATCGCCGACATCCGCCAAGCCATCGAGTACCACGACCGCCAGATGGGCACCGTCGCGCTGGCACACTTTCTCAACCTTGACGGCAAGGGCGGCAGCTACGCGCTGGCCTCGGTGCAGGCTGACACATTCATCCAATCTGTGCAGACGGTCGCCGACGACATTCGCGACGCAGCCCAAATCGCCCTGGTCGAGGATCTGGTAACCGCCAACTGGGGGCCCGATGAAGCCGTTCCCATGTTGGTTTTCGACGAAATCGGCTCACAGCAGGACGCGAACGCAACGGCGCTGAACTTGCTGGCGCTGGCGGGGCTGATCAAGCCGGATGCGCCGCTGGAGAAGGCGATTCGGGAGAATATGGACCTTCCCAGCCCCGATCCAGAGACGGCGTACACCCAGCCGGCCGATCAGCCCGATCCGTCCGCGCCGATGACGAAAGCGGCCGCCGCGCGGGCCCGCCAGCGTCGCGAGCACCCAAAGAGTCGGCAGGAGCCCCTGTTTTGAGCACACGCCAGTGGTACACCGTCCGTAACGCGCTTGCCGCAGACGGCCCGCCCGAGATCCTGATTTACGACGTCATCGACTCCATGTTCGGTGTCTCTGCGGCAGATTTCGTGCGCGATCTCGCCAAAATCGACGCGCCGGCCATCACGGTGCGGATCAATTCGCCCGGCGGCGCGGTGTTCGACGGCATCGCGATTCTCAACGCGCTGCGCGGCCATGACGCCAAGATCACCACCGTTGTCGACGGCATCGCCGCCTCGATCGCCAGCGTGATCGCGATGGGTGGCGACGAGATCGTGATGAACAAGAACAGCCAGATGATGATCCATAACGCTTGGGATCTGGTCGTCGGCAACGCTGACGAGCTGCAGGCAGCCGCCGATCGGCTGCGGCAGTTCTCCGAGAACATCGCCTCGGTCTACGCCGACCGGGCGGGCGGATCGGTCGCCGACTGGCAAGCGTTGATGGACGCCG